GTCATCCCCCGTCACCACTACATGTGGCATGCTTTCATAAAGAGGGGCTACCCACCTGCCAACCTGCACCTCATTATGGGCGGCTGGCAATACCACCTCACCACCACTCACCTCATAAGGCCCCATTGTCAATCCATCAGCGATGGCCCACACTTCAACCCCATCCTCAAATGGCAAACCACTCACCTTGCCACCCAAATCCGTGCTGGTCTCAACCGTCTGTTGCAGCAATTGCTCACCTTGCATATATTCATGGCGCAGCTGCCCACCGCGCTCAACACAAATCCAGGCATCATTATCACCGTCAACAATGATTTCACGGATAAGCCCACCATCCGCCGCCACCCATTCGCACAAGCCCATAATTTCCTGATCGCGGATCACATTGGCCGACACCAACCGCCCATCCTCGCGCAACAGCCACAGCCGACTGGCGTCCGTGGCACCATCGCCGACTTGGCGGCAATTGCGCATAATACGCTTGACCAAATGTGAAGAGAGCAACGTTTCAACCCGTGCATTATAAACGGTTGAAACATCATCATAGACCAGTGACAACACCTGATTGCCATTGTTCGACACATAATAAAGCAGCCCCTCCATATCAATCGGTGCTGTCCCTGGACGAATGCCAATCTCGCTGGCATTGATGTAATTCAACGGTTCATTGCGGCTAATCACCCGATTGGAGGCGAAATAAACCCCCTCATTGGTAAAGGCCATAAAATACTTACTTTCCTTCACCCTCAAAATTTTTTCCGCGGTCTGGCTGCGCAATCTGTCCAGTCGTGCGCTACTATCAGCCGTTGCCTTGATATTGACGCGGAAATACTCTCCCACTTCCGATAGCAGTTGCGCCGCTGGCTGCCCCTTCAATTTGGCATAGGCCAGCCGGTCTTGCATCAAGCTACAGGTTCCCGGCCAACCACGTACATCTGAAATAAGTGCCTCACCTTGCGTTTTGCCAATCTGTGTATGGGATGGCAAAGCCGAGACATTGGCGGTATTGCCAACAAGCGAGCTAAATTGATATTCCTCACCGCTATTTTGTCCACCAAAGGTAATGGTCAGTTCTACCGCCTGGTCGTTTATCACCTGATACGAGACGGTGATCCCCGGCCTCATGGAAGGCAAATCCTCCAAGGCCGCTGCCACTTGTCCGGCAAAGACACTCCAGTCACCATTAAATTTCACCGTTTGCGCCCGCTCGCCATTGACCGTTAAATCAAGGCCAAAACCACCGTAAGCCTGCCATGTACCTGCCTCAGCCGCACGCAACATCACCTGCCAGATATCGTCTGTCTTGGGGTAAATGCCACCATAATCCACTTCCGGCACGCCTTCATAAGGCCAATTATCCAGCACCCATTCGCTATGCGTGCCTGCGCGTCTTATCCTCAAGGATTGCAACGCCTCATGAAAAATCCCCACCGTTGCCCCTTCAGAGTAAAAATCAAGATCCGGCAAGAGATGCGCCTCAAGCTGGTCAATACGCAAAACACCAACCCAAATCTTGCCCTTCCAGATGTCACAAAATCCCGCCCCAAAGGCAAACAGGTAACTTGAACCCTGTTCCATCTTCAAGGCGCAATAACGCGGGCGTGTCTGCATGTTTCCTTCTTTGAAGAAGTTCACTTCCCCAACACTCACCGCACCCGTGCCAGATACCCGCCTTATCCTTATGCCTGTCGCCAGCACCCCTTGTTGAGGTGGCACGCCAATGGTGCGGTTGCGCCCATATCCGTCAACAAAAAATGCAGGGCCAAAAGCCTGCCAGCCACCATTCACCAATACCTCTACCTGAACGTTCCCCCCACCACCGGCCGCAATTGCCTTTATCTCAACAACAGCAACCCTTTGTGCGGAAAAATAAACTATAAGAGACTCATCGGCACCCGGGAGGAAGGTGAGCCCACCACCAAACCATACCAGATTATGGCGCACCGCGCCCGCATCCACCGTCCCCGGCATCAGCCGAAAACCGCTTTGTGGCACCGGTTCAACATTTTTAAATTTCAATCCACCAGAATAATATTGCTTGATATCTGGCCGACCGGCAAGAAGCGGGTCAAGCTCACCGGCATTGCAGGAAGAGGTTCTTGTCGCAACCCTTGTCACCATATTCTTTACCTTTATGAAACTGGCACGATGGTAACCCAGCTCTCATCAAAGCCGATTTCGCGCATCACACTTTCAAAATCCAGCACAGGAGGCCGCTTGATTGAAAAACATTTTGCAGATTTTGGGACAACATAGTTAATGGTAAATTGCCCGCCATGCGGCTGCCATGTGAATATATGTTCATTTGTCGTTTTATCCTTGGCAATCAGGTTGCCATTGCTGTTTTCCTGCCAAATATAGTCAGAAGTATTATAGCGATAAAGCTCATGTTCATATAAGCAAAATTCCAGATTGTTCGGATTGCGAACCAGCAACGCAGAACGTAGGGGTTCAAAATTGTCCTTTGCAATATTGATGCGCTCATTCCATATGCCTAGAACCGCCGTTCCGGTTGCCTGTATATCGGCATGTGGATCTGTTATGCCATATGAGTAGTCTGGAGAGCACCGCCCCGATATAACCCGCACCTTCGTACATTGATGCGGGTGATCATTTTTAACAGATTTTACCGACCAGGCCATACCGTTCAAAACGACATCAGCAAGCCCAAGCGGTTTGTTCAAATGTTCGCCCGCCACTGCCTTTGAGAAAATATCCCCCCAGTCCTCACCATTGATGTCCCCTTTACCGGTAGCAAAGGAATAGACAATCCATTTGGCAATGTCACAGATGATTGTATTTGGCATATCCCCTAAAGGATAAGGCTCATTAGGCAGCTTTGTTCTTTTGTCTTTCAGCTTGGGACGCTGCATTGAGAATTTCCTTAATCACGGCTCTTATCATCGGTACCGGAACGGCATTTCCGGCTTGTTTTCTTGTCTGGCTATCATTGCATACAATTTTAAAATCATCACCAAAACCTTGCAACCGCAGCATTTCCCTGGGGGTTAATCGCCTTATTCCATTAACAAGAAGATAATTATAGGAAGCACCCGCCCGCAGCGCACATGAATAAGGATGGCTGGAAATATTTCCGCTTTTGTTTTCGTGCCATATTGAAAGATGATACTCGCTGGCATGCGCTTTGGCACGCTTGCTTTTTATTCTTTCGCTAACAAAATATCGTTTATCGACTTGGGCATCATGATCCAGGATTTCTTCAAGTGTCTTCATTTCTACCGCATGCGGGAAGTTGAATTCTATTGAATGGTCAATAAATCCAACAAGAACCAAGCGTTCCCGCTTTTGTGGCAGTCCATGGTCAAGCGCGTTAAGAATGCGCCAATACACCTTATAACCCAAATCATGCAACGTCTCTAAAATGACTTGAAGCGTTCTCCCCCGATTATGGGTTGCAAGCTGCTTAACGTTCTCTAAAACAAAATAGGGCGGCATTTTATTGGTCAAAATTCTCACAATTTCAAAAAACAATGTTCCTCTTACATCAGCAAAACCTTGGCGATTACCGATGATGCTAAAGGGTTGACAAGGAAAACCGGCAAAAAGCATGTCATGCGCGGGTATATCCTCAAGCTTGATCTGCGTTATATCACCTGCTGGCATCACGCCATAATTAGCCTGATAGGCATGTTTGGCATGATGATCAATTTCGCTGGCAAACACACATTGCCCGCCAACCGTCGCCGCCGCCGCATGAAAACCGCCAATACCGGCAAATAAATCTATAAAGGTAAAATGGCGCATATCAGAAATTCATTTCAGTTATATTTTAGGATCAATGGCAATGATACCGCTATACCATAATCTTGATGATTATCCAATATTTGCCAAAATCTTTCCCTTACTAAAAACACATCATCCCCACCGTGCAGAGGTCAGCGGATCCTGCCAGTAAAGCGGCGCACCTTGTGGCTCGCCAGCCCTGTCTTGCGCGATGAGCCGACCAAACAGCCCACCACTGCCCCCTTGGGATGGTGTGCCAAAGGCTTCCGCCTGCTTTTGCGCCGCCAATTCCTCATCCTGGTTTAAGGCAATCGCCAATTTCGCCCCCAGTGCCACAACAAAAGCGGCACTAAAGGCACCATCCCAATGCTCCGGATCAACCAATAATTTCACACGTACCCAACAGCGACCCACATCACAAGCAAGTACATCGCCCTCAATGGCATAATCGCGTATCACCGCCTGGGAAAGGCGCGGGTCGCTCATCACCTTGAGCAGCTGACCCAGCCGATTTCCCGGCAAGGCAAAGCCAAATTCATAGCCATTTTGCGGCCTTTCAGCCAGACGCACCAGTTCCACCGTCCGTCTGGCAAAACTCCAGTCATGGAGAGAAAAACAGGCAAACAAGGTCTCATCCCATGCCGCGTCACAGGCGGCACTCATCGGGCTATCGTCACCAATTGAATAGGTGGCGGGGTTGCCCAATTGCAGCATAAGCGCACGGTTGATGAGCGAGACCTTGTTAACCATGACCTCAAGCCACTGTTACCGCGCCATTTGGCACCACATTCGTCACCCTGAGGGTGAGCAACTCACCGGCTCCCTTATGGTCTGCCACCACTTCCAAAACATCATGTTTTTTCAAAATATTGCTCACCTCATCAAAGTAACCTGCCGCCTTGACAGCGGCTTTCGGGTCATCGGTGGCATAGGCATAGCGGGTAAAATTGCGCCCCGTCTCAACCGGCACCACCACCAGCCTTGTGAGTACTCGTCTGTTAAAAGCCATCTTCTTTCCTTTCTAAACTAAGCGTCAGTGTCACAAGGGCGACTACGCGCACGCGCACGTTTGCGCGCGCTCAGCCCAGGCCTACGGCCGTGAGCGCTAAACAACGCTCGTGCGCACCACAGGCCGCTCCAGCGTCGTCGCATTCTTGAAGGTGAGCTTTTTCACCCCCTCTTTGACAATGCCAATCGCCGCCCCACCCATGCCAACCTTGCCAAGCAAGGGCGTGCCCTCACGGTCGGGGTGTTCGGTAAAGCTGGGGGCTTGCCGGTTCCACGGTGTTTCTGCCCCCATCGCTGATTTTGCCCACATATAAATATCAACCGATTGAGGGCGTGGTTGCGACACATCAAAGAAATATTCATCCGGCATGGTGAAATAATGCACCCCCCTCATCGTCCTTGCCGTGCCACGCATCGGCTTGGAGAAAGGCGCATTTTCCGCCCCGACATAGCGGGCATTGGAAAATTCCTTATACATCAACAATTGTGCGTAAAGATGCTCTGGCATCGGGCAGAAGAATTCATCATCATCCATAGGGCCGCTGGCGGCAATGGAGGCGCGTGCCTCCTCCAGCGGCAAAATATCAATGGTGGTCGTCGCGCTGCCCACATCAGCCGACCCCGTTTTAAACGCCGCCAAGGCCTCCAATTTAATCTTGTCCGCCCGTCTTTTGATCGCCATTGTCAGCAACCGCGCGACCGCATCCTGCTCCGCCGGTCCCATCTTGTATTTGTCTTTTGTTGAGATCCAGGCACTTGCCTCAAAATCTTTCATGCTCACCTGCACGGTCGACATATCGGCGTTCGATGCCTGCACCGGCTGGATTGAGCCGGTAATCTCCATCGCCTCCAGCCTTCCAATAATCGGAAATTTAACGGTGCCCGCCTGTGTATCCCCCGTTACCATCGTGCCGTCAAGAAAGCCGCCCTTGGCCTGATAGAGAATATTGATCTTGTCCTTGATAACTTCCTTAAACCATGCTGGTGCTTGTTGCATATTCTCAACCTTTCTAAATTCATCACCACATCATTTTAACCCACCCCCAAGCGCGTTAAATGCGAAAAGCAAAACTAGTCACCATAAAGGCTGCGATACCTTGCCATAATCGCTTCATGTTCTGTTGGGTCATATTCCACTGTGCCTTTTTTGGCTTGCACCCGCGCCAGTTCATCACGCAACGCGCCCTCACTGTTTACCCCACCGCCAGCCCCTGCCTGCCCAAAAGGCTGTGCCAAGGTGCCGCCGCTTGTCTGCATCCGCACAAATTCCAAAAACTTGTTTCCCTTGGCTGTATCCATCAGCATACCGGCCACATGCTCAGCCGTCTCATTGTCAACCTTACCGTTCTTCACCAATAGCCCTAAATAATCAACATTGGCCTGTAACCGCGCATTAATCGCCCCATCCTGAACATGCTTTGGCTGATTGCCATAACCCTCCGGCAGCAAAGCCAGTCTTTCCGCCTCAACATCAACCGGCGGCTCCAACAGCCCACTTTGTGCCGCTCCCTCATAAACAGATGTCACAATTTCCTGCATCGCCGCCTGGCTCACCCCATGTTTTTGAGCCGCCATCGCCGCCGTTTTAAAGAGCGGGTCATCACGCAACCCCGCCATATGCCCCTTGATGGCATCCGGCAGTTCTGCCTTGCTAAAATCGGCGTAAGCCGCCAAATCCTTTGGTGCCTCATTCAAGGCCGTTTGTGTCTGTAAATCCTTTAAAGCCGTGCTTAACCGCTCTATCGTCTCTTTGTCATTCGCCCCGACAAAACCGGCATCCAGCCCATCCGGTCTAAAAGGCGGCGGCGAGGCAGATCCAGGCGGGCTGTCGTGGGAGGAGGTCACCGCGCCCGCCTGGCCTGAATTGTTCTGCCCCGCCGCCGCCCCCGCTTCACCGTCTGGGAGTTGAGGAGAGGAAGACGGTGAAACATTCGCGTCATTGGTCTGAAAATCACTGTTTGAACTATTGTCCATTTTATTCTACTTTCCTTGCTCATAAACTTTTTTGCCCGCACTCAACGCTTCCAGCAACACTTCCCCCAGGCTGGCGCGGGCTTGAAACCGTGCCGCCGCCAGTGCCGCACTTTGCACATCATCACCAACATGCGGGTAAGGTGCACGCAGGGTCATATCCAGCCACCATTCCATCAGTTTCCGGCCATTGGGAGAGTGCCACAACATCCAAAAATCCTTCAAATCTTGTGCCTTTGGCCGATAGCCTAACCCTTCTTGCGCCCCCAGCATCTTTTGCAACAGCGCATCAACATCCAGCATGTCATTGCCCGCCGCAAGCATCCTGTCGATATCAAACACCTCACGGCGCGGATTATAGGGGGTACTCATAAGCCTTCACCTCCTTCGCTCATCATGCCTTGTACCAATTGCGGCGCGGCACGCTCACCCATCGCCATCATTGCTTGCGCCGCCTGTGCTTGGTTCGCCTGTTGTTCAGCACTGGCTATCTCTTGCGCCGTGGGTGTCACATCCACATCAACCAGCAAGGCTTCACGCGCTCGTGCCATAAAGCGGTCAAGATGGACAAAACGGGCAAATTGTTCCGGCCCTGCCACTTGGCTCACCAGTTGGGCATAATTGGTTGCCGCCATCAATTGGTCAGCCTTCAAGGCCATCGCCATCGGTGACACCACGTTAATCGCATACAGCAACGGATTAAGCGGCACCGGCAATTGCATCAACCCCCATTCATTCAAAATCTCAATCGTACGCGGTACCAGTACCGGCATAATCTCATTGATAAGCCGCCCATAGGCACCAATATGCACTTTCGCGCTTTGTTGCAGTCTTGCGGCTATTTCCATGGCCGAGGGCGGCGTTCCCCCTTCATTGGAAAGCCGCGTGTCAAACAACGCTTCCCTGATTTGTTCCTGTGCGCCGCCAATCACCATCCGCGCCACATCCAGCCGCCCTGTCGCAGGGTCAAGCCGTGAGACATCAGGCCCCAGCACACCACCGGTTGACTGCATCGGCCAGAACGCTCCCGGGCCAACATTGACCGCGTCCGGGTTAAACGTTCCCCCCGCACGAAAACCCCAGATACCAAGCATCTGGATGGCAGCCGCTTTCAAGGCCAGTTCTTGCGCCTTGTTCACCGTCTTGATGGTTGGCATCGCCAACAAGAGTGGGCCACGCCCATAAGGCTCACCCGGGGCTTTATAAAATCTTGGCACGGCAATCGGGCGCGCCATGCTCACATTTTTAACGATAAATTCAGGGTTTTCCTTTGCGTAAGCCAAAAACAGCCACCTACCATCCGCCAAACGTTGAAAATCCTGAAACAACTCAATTTCCGAATAAGGATTGTTTTTCGCCCGTTCCTTGAACTCTTTTGAAAAATTCCCTTCCGGCCAGGCACGAACAATCTCTTCAGCCGCAAGGCAAGCTCTCCATGAGATAAAATGTTGCCGCCCCCAGGCGTCCGTCGCAGTGGCAATCTGATCAAACGGGATATTGACAAAAATCACCGGCTCTTCAATGGAGGGGCCGCGCATCGGCATAATCGCACCGGTGCCAACAAACAGATCAATCGCCGTTTCATGAATGGCGGCATCAAAGTCACCGGCTTGAAAAAACGGATAAATTTGAGCCTGCATTTGTGAAAATTGCCGCGTTAATTCGTCCAGTTCTTGCCCACCCAAATTGTTTTTCAACAAAGGCCCCGGCTCAATCATGAACGGTGTGGCACCAAATAATTGACGCACCAATTGCCCCGCGCCATGCATCACCGAGCTTGGCGCGGTCATGTCATAAATCGCCATTGCCAACCGTTTTGATTTACCTCTGCCACCAGGCCGTCTTTGCGGAATGGCATAGTCATAAGCTTCGCGGTAAATCTCATCCCAGGCGGCACGCTCAGCCCAGACCTTGTCCGCCCGTTTCCTTTGTTGCTCTACTGTTGCGTTCAACTCTGTCACGAAAATATCAACTTTCTTTCATTCCCTGTTCGGGCGATGCCCTCACCGCCTCTTGTGTGCCACCCATCACGCCAATGTTGAGCCATCGCTCTCATCCACATCTTTAAACAAAGCCCGCCCGCGCACTTTGCGCCGTGAGGGCTGGCCTTCCCCTTCCTTGGCTTGGGCCGAGGCCAATTGCCTATTATTGGCAATTTCCTGCAACTGACGTGATTTACGCGCCTCTTCCTCAGCCTTTTGCTGCGCCCGCTTGGCATCCTTGTTGCCGAATAAATTACCCATGTTTCACCTCTTCATTACCCAAATTGACCTGTCCTTGAATTTTCCTTGTCTAAATCCAGCAAGTCGCGCCATCCGCCTGCCCGCCTCATTCAAAGGGTTGATATGGGCAAACACCAAAATGGCGCGCTTGACCATCTGGCACAGCACCATCCGCGCCAGCCGGATGAGTTCCAGCATTCTCGTTGCCGCCAACGGTTTGATCATCAAGGCAAGTTCAACCCGCCGCGCCCGCCAAAGCTTGCACATCACCACGCATAGCAGTTCCCCATTTGCATCATAGCAAGCGGCACTGTCATTGCCCGTGCGCTGGCTCAACAAAGCGCGGCGCAAATATCCACGATTGCCGCCCATCTCCAAAACAGCCGCAAAGGGTGCCGGACTAACCACCCGCAATCTTGCCACCCAAAAATCACACGGCGAAAACATCAAAATCCGTCCTCCCCTGTATGGAACGCAGCCCCACGACATTGGCACCACGTCCCATATTGGCCGCCCGGTCAATCACCCCATAACGGCCACGATGCCCCAAACAGGCATATTGCTCGGCATCATGAATGTGTGAATATTCGTTCTTGACCACCGCCAGCCTGTCCGTCTCGCCACCACTCGCCTGTTTTGTCAGCTTGTAATGGGCCATAAAACCACCAATCAAACGCGTACAGCGCGGGTCAACCAGATAGCGCGGCGTCTTGCCGTCAATCATGCCGCTCAAATACCAGCGCACCGCCTCTTGCCGCAGGCTTGGTTCATTTGACTGTGTCGGCTGAATGCTCACATTCAACGCCCGCGCCACAATCTCAATCCAGGCCAGTTCACCCGCCACGCGGTCAGCCCCATAAAAGCTTGACGGGTCGCCATAGGCTTCATTGATGGCAAAGCCCCTGAAGTCGCTGAGCAGTACCTCTAAAATCATTTCCGAGAAGCGCGATGGTCCGGTTCCAGGGCTTGCACAAATCTCGCGCAAAACCCGCCTTTGCCCATTGGGCAGAAATTGGCCAATCACACAGG